TTTTTGTTTGAATTAGTAGCTCCTGATCCAGATGTCTTGAATATGATGTATCCATTTACTTTTATCTTATCTCTGTCTGACTCGTTAATTAAAAAATATCTATATGAGCCATCAATTAGGTATGTAGTTGGAAATATATTGTAGTATTCAGTCTTTGACTGCTTTATAAAGAATCTGTATCCAGTAGCCCATATAGGAGCCTCGTTCTTTATATTAACTATTAATGAATTAGCAGTGCTTGAATTATTAGGTGATATGTATACTGAGTTTGACTGGTTATTGCCAGGCGTTGAACTAGTAGATGTTCCATCAACAGATGTTAACACAGTAGTCATTCGACCATAATCATCTAAGTATGCAATACCAACTTCGTAGTCACGATCACTCCTCCATGTTTGCTTTGGAAGTAATGTAACAGGCTCTGATATATAACCTACAGTGTAGTTAACATTTATAAAATCATTTGTAGTGTATCCTATTAAGTCTCTAAATTGAGTATAGTTACCCATGACTAATCGACTTCCAATAATATCTTGGGCTAAAGCCTTAAGGGGTACATTATCGAATAATCTAGTTACCTGATCTGAAGGAAGTGCCGCATAGGTTTTATTATTCATAAAGAAGAAGCTATACGTAGAATTATCCTGTATACCTATCTCTTCTTTACTTAACGTCTCAACAATTTTTACGTTAAGAGTTCTAGACTCCCAAACCAATAATTGAATTTCTTTAACAAACTCATTACCAGTTTCAAAGGTAACCTCAACTTGATTGAACTCGTTGAGCATTCCTTTATTCTCTCCAGTCTCTATGTCAATATTTAAGGCTTTTGGATTGAATGCTGTAGCTGAAAATGGAGACATTGATGAGTACTCATTGTCTAAGTACTTGTATCGATAACTGAAGTAAACAAACTTATCCTCAATGTTGTTTGGATCTAAGTTTGCAGACTGAAGTGTGCTTAATGATATGAAAGGTGAATTAAGTGGTGGAGCAACAATTAGATTGATGTCATCATTTATTCTAGGGTCATTAACACTATATGTCTTGCATCTATTGATGTTTATTTTTCTAGGTGGATTTAGGTTGTCATTCCAAATAAGGAAACCACCTCCCATTCCGTCGGTAATATAATTAACCCCGGTGATCAGGGAATTAGTGTTAAAGTTTAATCTAACACCACTTGGTATTTGACACCCAAGTACTAACAATGATGTGTTAGTAATCTCATTGTACTCGAATATACCCTCAAAGTTGTCAGCCTTTACAAACCAATACAATAAGTTAGCCGCCTCAAATGACAAAGCACCTATTGTTACCGCATTGACAGCGGCAGGTATTTGGTATTGAGCTAGTATGGTGTTTATGTTTGTTGTTACTGTATTGCCAAGTGAATTTTGAACAGCTCCAATGTTTGACCCTTCAGATGTATCAATAGTTAAATTAACCGCATCACGATATTGGCCATCGGGAACTAACCTCTCATCGAGGTCCTTGTTCATTATCCCGGCAAGAAATGTTCTTTGTAGTTCAGCCATAATTACTTAATCCATTTATCCTTACCTCTCATTGCCATCAACAATCGGCCTGGGTGCATGTTGCTCAATCTAATTTTGGTGTTTCTAAGTAGAGCTGTCTTTTCTTTCTTAACTCTATTTACAATGTATTCCTGTACACCAAACTTATTGTTAAGTAGTGCATATTTCAAGTAAGCGTAAACATACTCTTCAGCAAGCTTGTTGATCGTGATAAGAGAGTCATCACCATTTTCCATGCCGTCTGATATGTACTCAAGTACAATATAAGAGTGCTCTACGCCTGACGTAAAGTCAATTACACCAGCAGCTTTGTTGATGTAGTACTTAGGGTTGATATTTGCATCAGCTGTGTTCAATCCAAAGTTCTGTGCGATTGGATATCCAAAATACCACTCCCCATCATACTCCCAACCCATTTGGTTATAGTATGCGCCAGGGCCAACATATAGTCTATTTTCTTGTCTTAAGATATCTAGCTTAGACTCGCCAATAACTACTTCACCATTTGAGTCAAATACAATCTGACCGTTATTATCTTGTAAGTATGCTGTAGCTGTGATACTTTGTCTTGCCTCTGTAAGTGGATACAATACACCATTTCTCAGCATCGATATCCTAACATAGTTAATGTAGTCGTGAGGCAATACCATCTTCAATTGATCACCAAGCTCAAACTCAAGCACTTTGATATTTCTAAGCGCATCATAGTTGATCTCCTGTATGGATCTCTTTGCGTGAAATAAAACAGTATAACGATCTACATTATTTATAAGCTTGTCATTACCAACATACATTAACATAAAATTGTTAATTATATCAGCAAGACTGACATATTGATATGACCCCCAATTTGCATCTTCAGGGACATTACCATCGTTGGTATAGTACTGATAATTAGTTATATATGCCATTATTGTTTCTGTTGAATGTCTTGTACTTCTTCAGCTTTAGCTGCTGATACAACGTCCGCTTCTCTGATTGATATACCAGAATACTCTAGTATCTTGATAACTAAATTTGCAAAGTCATCTAACGGCAGCTCAAAGTCTTGGTATGTAGCAGCTGCAGAATTGAATAAAGGATCTCCAAGTGCTGTTGTTGAATAAGTCCAATTTGGATCTTTAGGGTATCTTAAGTATTGTATAGTCACGTTAGAGTTAATGGTTGTAGGGTAAACCAACAAACCATCCTCGGCCATTGTATACACAGGATATTTAGTCGTAGGTGCGGTTAGGTTTGAGTTGACTAAGTTCAATATCTTTCTGTGGCTTACCTTCTCAATCTCTGTGGAATTATTGTAAACAAGCTTATCTAGGAAGAAGTAATCTACCGGAAAATTAAACTTACTTGTTCCAATATTATATGTTGCTGATGTAAACACAGAAAAAGTATCAATCGTCTCTGCCATATTCTTAGGAATATCGGTATACCCCTCACCATGCATTCGAGCGTTTTGCTTATTGATTGCATTGCTATAATTGAACATATACTGCCCGAAAATCTCAAGCTGTGCCTGCTTTGCAAACAAGTTAAACTCAAATGGCGTAATGAAGCCACGGTTGTCTTTGCTAATTATTGATAGGACGGTATTTCGAACGTCATTGATCATCTGACTGCTTTTGTACAAAGATAAATAAAAAAAGGCACTCCATTAGAAGTGCCCTTTAAGTAGTAGTTAGCTAATGATTAAGCTACGTCGATGTCACTAACAGCTTGTGGAACAGATGTAGGGAAAACAACATTTGTCCAAGAAGTGCCTAATGCATTTACAATAGCATCTTGAATAGCATCGCGCATACTGAACGCAACTTGAGCAGCATGAGTCAATGTAACAACTTTACCACCAGAATAGGTAATTAATGTAGTAACAGCAGTAGCTGAATCAGCAGCTGCTTCAACAAGAATAACATTCGTTGCTGAAACTAATTGATTACCAGCACTGGTAACCGGAATACTTAAAAACTTTTCCATCTTTTAAAAATTTAATGGGTTAAACAATACCCAAAGTTAAGCATTTTCTGAAAACTTATCTTCTAGGTATTTATATAGCTCTAATCCTTCGTCAGACTGCAAGTAAGATGCCAATGCATGTATTTGGTCATGACCAAACGGAACGGTCATTAGACGCTTCTTATTGTCCTTAAAGTTATAGTGGATGTCTTTGTTTCCTCTGAATGTGAGGTACCCTGCTGTAAATGCGCGAGCTGCGAAGTTATTGATCTTAAGCATTGGATCAGATGCAGCCTCCATGAAGTCTTGAGGATATCTCTTAGCGAATAGCATCATATCTCTCTTGATCTCAGCAGAACTCATGTTATCAACATTGCCACTTAAGACCAATCTAGCGACTGCCTCTAATGTAGTAATATCTTTGTCTGCTAAATCACGTGCAAGTAGTAATGCGTCAATCTCAGAGAATAACTCAATAACATCTGCTTGTGCATCACGTTCAGCATCAAACTCATAAAATTCACTACCATTACCTGGGTGGTAATGTAAGAACTCTTGAAGTACAGGATTGCTTTTTGGAACTGTAAGAACACCATCTTCAAATACAATAGGCTCAACAATAACGTTGGCATCTTGCTCGTCTTGAAATGGGCTTCTTGAATTTCTCGCGTATCTCAATGGGTGATTAGCGTTGGTTTCTTCATCATAATAAAGTAAACGCTTACGAGGTGTGTCTTTGTGTGCAATATAATAGCTCAGTGGAGCTTCTTGCAATTTTAATAAATAAGTCCTATCCTTAGGCTCTAATTTTATTCTGTTCATTTGATATAATTTAAATTATTGAAAAAAATAGAGAGGGGCCGAAACCCCTCTCGTATTATTCTTATCCTTTGAAGATAAAGAAGTTGTTAGCACCTAATGTACAAAGCGAACGCTCTGACAAGAAGTTGACTTCCATAGCATCAAGGTCGCTAGTCTGTGCACCACCGGCAGAACCAGTCATCCAAGTTTTGTAACGACGGTTTTCAGCTTCAGAAGCACGGTAACGAACGTGAAGGAATGGACGCTTAGCATTCTTACCAAGTACTTGATCGTAAACGCTCATTGTACCTGCAGGAACCAAGACACCGTTGATAGCACCACCAACAAGACCACCACGAAGAGTAGCATCGTTAAGGTATTTCCAATCAGTCTTGTAGAACTCATAACCACGACGGAATCCAGAGAAACCAAGGTTAAGGGCCATTTCCTCGCTGTTGTCAAACAAACCGTAAGAAGTACCACCAGCACCGTAAGAGTTTTGAGCAGCCAACATATCGTCGATGTCAAAAGAGAACTGACGGTTCAAGAACAATACGTTCTCAGCGATAGCACCTTGCTTGTCAAGACGTTGTACGATTGTATCGAAGTCACCTAAAGAAGATGGGTTACCACCTGCCCAAACGTTACCACGAGACTCGATAGCAGCAAACATACCTTGAGTACCTGCAGCAGTTGAACCTGCAGCAGAACCTGGAGCAGCAGCAGAAGATGGAGAAAGGTAAGCTAATGCATCAGAACCAGCTTCTGCTCTAACACCTTCTACCATTGACATCTCTAGGTAATCTTCATAACGTAAGCGAGTTTCGTGCTCAGACTTCATGTACCAGTAGTAACCAGTAGCACCATTCTCAGTAGTAACCTCAACCCAACCAACTTGAGCCATGTCAGAACCAGATACAGTGTACTTGTCTTTGATGATAATTGGCTTGTTGTCGAAGAATAAATCTTGAGCCTCATTAGAACCAACCATTCCACTAGTTCCTTTACCGAATTCAGATCCGTAAACAAATGCAGTTACAAGCTCAGTTGTAATTGTAAATGGTGAACCAGAAGCGTTGTAGAACTTAACTGTAAATGTAGACCCGTCAGAAGCAACTGCACTAATAACAGCTTTAGCTGAATTAGCACTGATTGTCTGAGAAGACAAGAATACAGTTTGATTTACGCGGAAATTACATACAGTGGCAACAGGTGATGTTGTTGGCATTGTAAAAGTCGCAGTGTCTGCTCCAGCAGCAGTAGATGGAATAACGTTAGTGTACTTTGTGTGAAGACGACCTTGTTCTGCCCATTTGATGAGGTCAGAGTTAGTAGGAAGTTCGGCACCAACCATACGCAAGAAAGATGCGATTGAACGGTTACCGTAGCGCTCGAATTCTTGCTCATAAGTATCAGGAAGATACTGATTCAAGAAATCAAAGTTAGTAATGTAGTTTGTAGGCAATGTTGCCTTGACGGAGCTCGGGGTCAATAATGGACCCGGAGATGTCTGTAATGTACCAGCCATTTTTTCCAATTTTTAGGTTTTTGTTTTATAACTAATCTATTACCGAAACCAGAA